AACCATTTTAATTATTTGTTAAATAGTTCATCAAATTCATCTTCATCAAACCCTTTTTTCTTAGTGTTTAATGTATAATTAGTTTTAGGTGCTTCTACTACTGGTGTTTCAGCAACTTCTTCAGTTGTTTCTTCAGTAGTTTCTTCACTTGGTTCTAACCATTCCATTAACATAGTCTTCATTTCATCAAACTCATACTTTTTATAGAGTGATAAAACATCAGGCTGTTCACTAATCCACTTCTTGATAACTTCATTATTATCAGATAATGGGTTAGTTTTTGGTTTAATACGAATAGATGATTTGTTGAACTTAGTACCTGTGACTTCAGGACCAACTGTATCAACTGTTAAATCTCTACCTTCCAAAATGTCAGTGTAGTCTCCGATATCCTCATCTTCAGCAATACCTAATAATTCAAGATACATTTCCTTACCAAATTGCCACATGCGAACACCTTTTTCTTCTTCGCCACGTACAATGACAGGAACAAATATCCTCATTTTAGGTTCAATCTTCTTAGCTAATGACCAATTTTCTTTGTCATTAGTTTTACGAAGTTGTTGAGCAAATTCAACAATTGGATCTTTTTCTCCAAAGTTAGTTAATGCCAACATAGCTTTGTTTCCAATACCATAATGGAACATTACTTCTCTGAATGGATTTGCTTTGTTGAATTTAGATGGAACAATACGAATAACTGATTTGCCAATAGGTGGAGCCCAGAAATTCTTGGCGCGGTCATCTTTACTACCACTACCTTTACTTTTGTTTTGCAAAGTCTGTAAACGACTTTTGATTTGTGATAAATCCATAACTGTTTATTATTTTAGAATTAAATATAAGATAAATAAAGCCAAAGGCCAAACTTAGAGATTAACTATCTTATGAATAGTTGTTTCCAACTTTCTAAGATCAGGTCCATTAGTGAGTAAAATGGTATTTTTATAATCAGCCCATTCTACTTTATAGTTTGGATCAGCATAACCATTATTCAATGTTTTGATTAAAGTATTTAAAGCATTAATTGTATACAATGTGTTTGATTCTTTCTTACGATGTAATAATATAGTGTTAGGTAATACAGTAGTTGTACTTAAATTACCTGGATCAATATTATAAGTACAGATAAATTCATCACTATCTTTAGACTCTAAAATAAAAATTTTATTGAATAAGATTGAATATCGGCCTGTAATAACCTCAATTGTTTTATCTATGTCTTCCTTCTTTGAGAAGGTTGCGAATAACTTGTTTGCCAATTCCTCTATTGTTAAATTCCACATCATAAATATGTTATTTTTTTATTAAAGCACCATAGTTCTCGCCAACACTCATGCGTGTTGGAAAACTGTCAGCCTCTAATTCTTGTTTAATTTTTGGTAATATTGTTTTGATATCTTCTTTAGCTACATCCAGCAGAATTGAATCATATGTATATAGTACTATTTTAGTTTTTTTACCATATAATAATTTTAATATACGTTGTAATGTTAATGTATTATAATATGTTTCATAGGATTGAATAAGATAGCTTAATATTTTGTTTGGATTTGGATTTTCTATTTTTGTTTGAGGTATAGCTATACCTGAAGGTAACATTAGACTGTTAAGATGGGTTGATTTAAATTCTTTCCATTTCTTATCTAACCATTCTTTTAAAGCTGAAAAAAATGGAAACCACGCATATTCATCTCTAATACCACCATATATGTTTTGAAACATAATTTCTTTAGGTATTTCATCATATGGTTCACCAGCAAATTCATAACCTATCATTTTACCAATTATACGTGGATGATAAGCACTATAATCAAATTCAACAAATACATAATTGTTTGATTCAAATGATTCACGCGCATGGTCTTTAGGGAGGGCAGCAAAATTAACGCCATTAAAGGCGTTTGAAGGACGAGTAGTTAAATTGTATAGATTATATTGTGTGTAAACTGTATTCCCGTAAATTGAATTATCTTTCCAATTTACTTCAAAATGTTTATTAAACTTACGTGGATCAATACCTATGCCATTTTTTTCAATCTGATAGAACACATTAGTGAATGGGCCATTTAAAAATTCATTTGTACCACACCATTTTGATAATAAACCTTTATCTGTTAGTTGACTATATATATTTTCCCATTTTTCATAATGTTTTGAGATAGGTATAATTGAATTTAACTCATTTATATAATATTTTTCACGATTAAAATTAATGTGTATTTTAGTATCAAATTCTGACTCATCAACATATATGTCAAAATTTAAGTCAACTAAATTATCACCTGGTAGAAAATATAAATGGAATTTTTTATCTAACACATATACTGTATCAATACTAGATATAAATTGTTTAACTGTTTCCCAATTTAATTTAAATGCTTCACTATGGTCTATAGGTAATATATAACCTTTTTCTCCATCATTATAATATACTAAACATGGTTTAGTTAAAGATGGATGGCGATTATCATTTGTTGTGATAATATTAACAAAACATCTATTTAACTCTGATTTGTCAAATAGATATTTTAGTTGTTCTTCTGTTTCAACAATGTAATACATAACCTTTATTATAGGTTAAATATAACAAAGTTAACTTGGCTTACCAAACTGAGTTAAATCTGTAAAATATAAAGACAGGTTAGGTATAAATTTTTCTGCTTCTGTTAGTGATCTTTTATTTGTATCAATTATACCAGACACCATTCTAATGTTATCTTTATAAACATCATATAATGGACCTGTTAATTTCCAAAGAAAACTAGTTGGTTTATATAATACTAATAAATCATTAGATTGTATTATAGTTAAATATTTACTATTTGTTATTTCAATAAAATCTGTAATTTGGATACTAATAGTAGGTTTAACTACATAACGAATAAAAAAACCATTAATATAATTTTGAGCGGTAGGATAAATAAAATCAGATTGTATTGATGTATTAGGTAAAACTTTTGGATTTAATTTATTATATCCTATGTTAAGATGATTAAGTTTAGTTACATTATCCTTTAATAAAGTATCACCATTATCAGATATGTCTATTAATTTAACAGATGAATCAGTATGAGTTTGGCCTGACCAATAATTTCCGCTTTTATCTTTATGGTAGTATCCAACATAATTTTGTTGTGTTGATTCAACAGCAAATTTAAATCCATCTGTGTAATTTACTTCTACTATATTTGAAACAGATATGTACATTACATTGTTTTAACTTCTTTTATAAGTTTATCTTGATCAGCCAAAATAGTTGGATCATAACTAATAGGAATTATTTTGTTTAAATCTGGGAAAGAAACTGGTCTAGAATATAGAGGTACTTTTAGGTTAGTATCCATTAATTGTTTTAGATATCGTAATATTAAATGTCGTAAAGTAGGTTTATTTATATAATATTTAATATCTCCAATAGAAACTCCTCCTAAAGTTCTGACAAAAGTTGTGCCTTGAACCTTTATAATACCTCCCCAAGTATTAATTGGTCTAATATCAATAGGGGCTACAGGTCCTACTATATTTTTAATATCTTCAACAAGAGTAGAGTAAGCGCCAGTGACAAAGTCCATTACATTTGTTGATGGTAATTGGGTATTATGTATTAAAACATCAAGATTAGATTTACCAGCAGTTTTAAGAGCTTCTATTTCTGATCCTCCTGGAGCACCAGCTGAGTTTGATAAAACTACAGCTAAATTAGGATTTTTTCTTCCAAGAAAACTATAGTTTCTGTAAACATTTTGTTGATTTCCTTTAATAGGAGGACTGGATATTAATGTTCCACCAGGTATAGCTATATTACCTCCTAGTAGATCATAAACTAAATTATCAACCCAAGATGTATTGAATTTATCATTCGCATCTCCTGTTGGGTTAAGCATTTTAGCTACAGTTGATGGAAATTTAATAGCTGAGGCGCTAGATCCAACAGCCGCTAATTCTTTAGGATGCCAATAATTAAGGTATGTATTAAAGTCTTTTAAATTACCTACACGAACATTATTAATTATATCAGTGAATTTAGTAGCAGGATGAGTGGCTCCTATAATTATTTTTCCATTAACTGTTATATTTGGATCTTTGATGGTGTTTATTTGCTCTTTTTCAGCAGCTGCTAAAAATATTTCTGTTAGATAATCAGCTATAGCAAATATAATATATGATGCTTCTTGATTAGCAACAGCTATTTTCTTTAAAGTTGAAAATGGTATTTCTGGTTTTACTTGCTTTTTACTATCAGCATCTAAAACACATATTTGTGTTTTGATAACTGTTATCCAATCATTATTTTGTAATGAATGAGATATACCTGTTATGATAAAACCAATACCGCTTTCACTATAAGCATATGGTAGTATGTTTTCATTAATTTTGAATACTTGACCTTGTACACAGCCTGCTAAACCATCTAATGTTATTTCTAATTCAAAAGGAATAATAGCCTTATATTGTAACTCATATCCTTTTACTTGATATAAATAAGTTTTTAATGCTGAAACAGCATTAGAAATTTCTTCAGGTTTTGGTACAACAATTCTTTGAATAGAAGTAGGAGGTATTGCTGTAGGTGGTGGTGAGGTAGATGGAGGTGAAGTAGAAGGTGGTGATGAAGAAGAAGGTGGGGGTGGTGGAGGTATAATTCCACCTACTAAACTAGGGTCTGCTAATACTTTGGTTCTTAAATAATAACCTAAATTAGCTATAACACTATATACTTGCTCAGCATATGTTTTACTTGAACCATCATTATAAATAAATTTTTTAGGGATTAATCTGTCTGTTAGTCCTTCATTAAGGTATACTTGAGTTGATGAGTATAAATCACCAACATTGGATGTATCCTGAGCTGCTATTGCAATCATTGTTGATTGAGACTCAAATATACGTGATTGGATTTTTATATCACGACAAATACTTTTTAAACCTAATAAATCAAACTCATATTTGTCTTTGGATGTTAATCCTTCTTCAAGGTACTTCACATCAATAATTTGAGCTGAACTTTTTGTTGTGTATAATTGAAAGTTATTAATACCACCTAAAGCTCTAGATACTTGATTTAATACTTGTTTTAAATATTCTGTAGTTATAACTTCAGAATTATTTTGCATTTTAGAACGATATATCTCAATTAATTTAGGTATAGCTAAATAAATATTACTTATATATCCTCTATTATCTGTTTCTGTTTTTAAAAATTCTTTTATAACAACTAGTGTGACATTTCCTGTGTCTGGGTCATAATCTCCTGACACTACCTTTGGATCAAATCCAGGTCCAAAAGTATCATCTTGTAATAGTATTTTTTTAGCTTTTGTGTTTTTAATTATACATGTTGTTGGATCAACAGATACAGTATCTGAACTGGCTAAACAAGTATTATATTTAGGTATTCTTATATCAGCTATTATTTTATTATCTTCATCTTTAAAATTAAAATAAAAATTTAATAAAGCTATAAAAATATCCATTCTGATATACTCAATACCATATCCACCATTCTCATAAGTTGTACCTGCTGTTAATAAAGTACAACCACCATAGTTATTAGTAGGAGTATTTATTTCTGTATCTAGGGCAGAATTCCAATTAGCATCTCCATCATCAAATAATTTTATTTTACTATTTAATTCTTTTAATTTAAATAAAAAAGCTTCTGTAGTACTAGGTGTTATTTGATTTGATAATGGATTGTTATTTTCAACATCTTCAGTTGGAGGAATATAAGAAAATTGCCCACCACGTTTATTTTCAGAACCATTTATTAAAGCTGAGTAGTTAAATAATATCTGCTCAAATTGAGATAATGTAGGTACCGCTAAATTTCCTGAAGTAAAGTTAGCTGAGTTATTATTAGAACTTACTTTAATAGTTGATATAATTTCACCTCTTGATATTAAAATTGTTGTACAATCATATCCACCATTAGGCATAATTTGCCATGAAAAATTTTTAATATAACCTAACATAGCATCATAGTTACCATAAGTTGATCTATTTAGACTTTCTATTTGTCTATAAATAACTTCATCAGGAGATAAGTTTGAATCTGATTTTATATTAAAGGTATTAATAGTAGGAGTATTAAAATTTTCTATTGTTATATTAGATAAATCTTTAGAATTTAAATATTGAGACCACCCCCACTCAAGTAGAATAGAATATCCAGTTCTCATAAACAATAGTTCTAATTCTTCTAATTGGTGTTTATCCCAACAATAAAATTTAACATTTGCTTCTCTTAATGAGCCATAAGCTGATTTGTTAACAATTTGAGCTGATGCTATACCAGGCATTGGTCTATAACCAAATGGTCTATTTCCTCCATCATCAATATTACCACCATATACTGAACTTTGTTTTGCTACTCCTGATCTTAAATTAAATTTTCCAGGATTAGTTGGATCTTCAAACAATGTACCTCCTTCTAAAATGTATTTTCTAGCTAATTCATCTCCTGAA